AAAGAAATGAAAAAGAAATCAAGAGGTCGCTAATACTTAGTTAAAGTGCTACATGTCCTTGGGCGAGTAAGTATCGCTGTCGCCTCCTAAGAGCTTCGCTAAACGATCCTTAATATCATCCCTTGACATGGCATCAAGGTTGGCATTTATGTTGAGAGATTGAGTCTTATGAACTGATAGTCCTGCGAGTTGATTGAGCTCCTTGATAGCAGACACAGCGGCATTGAGTTGTCCTGATTCAAACGCTTGTTCAGTGATCTTCCACAACATCGTGCCAGTCTTTTGTGGAGTGATGGCATACTTCTCAGCTAACTCATCTTGTTTAATCCTGATAGCTTTGGTGACATGAGGTTGGTCTTTACCATTGAGCATCTTGTTAGCGGCTACGGCTGGAAACTCATACCCTGCTCGTCTTGCCGCTTCTGTTTGCGAACAAGAACCCTCAGTGTAATGCCACACAAAAGCGTTCTGCATTTCAGTAAGGTTTAACTCAGGGTCTTTCTCAAACTGCCTTGGAGTATCTGTCAGTGTTGTCTTATCTTTCTTAGGTCTGCCCATTAATATATCTTCTTGATCTCGTAGTTAAAATCCTCAACGCTACTGAACTCATAAGTCTGCCCATTAATATCTGTGCCTGATAGGAAGCTGTTAGTCATCTTCTTAATCTTCTTCAATGAAACCATGATGTGTGGTTTACCATTGGGAAACAACTTACCATTGTTCAAGTAGATTGTTACATCGTATTGTTCTTTGGTTATCTTGTTGAACCATTCAACTAATTTAGTGACAACAGACATTACTCCATTCCTTTGTAGATAACTTCGTCTTTCTTTCTACGATCTTCAAAGACTTTAACTTGTTTGCCACCAGTCAATGTGTGAATCCAATTGTCCTCACCAAATGTGTGCGAGAGACTTACAGTTTTATTCTTCTTCTTTTCTTCTGCTATTTCTTCTCGCCTATCGTCTACCATTTTATTATTCTCAGTCATTCTATCTACTCCTTGGCTTACGCCATTTTAAAATCTATCAGTGTACAGTGCACAGTGTATAGCTATCTCCACTACCCCTCGTCTATCAGTCGCATAAACGCCTATTTGTGCTGTTATGTACTGTATATATATATTCTCTTATATAGTATATACCTAACACTACCTATAGGCTTTAGCCTTTATTCTATATGGCTTTACCCACAGGGTGTCATTTGCCTAGCTATACCCTTTTTAGCACACTCTACCCTGTTTCCACTGCCATCCTTGTAAAAACTAACCTGACTCAGTGTTTTACAAACAGTGCGAGGTAAGTGAGTGCCACTCATTACTTCGAGCCTTCGTCTTTGATCTTCTTTGGGAGCGTGGTCACAATTACTTGTGCATCACAGTCAGGACAGTGCAAATTAGTTTCCAACACATACTGACCATCTTCATCTTCGATGTTTTCGTCTCCACCCCATATGAGGTCGTAATTGCAATGCCAACATTTCATGTTTGTTCTCCAAATAAATCTTGTTGTTTATATTCTTCTTTCTTAATCCAAATAGGATCATAGGATTTATTGTCAGGACCTATGTACTCATGTGAATAGCATATTCTTTCTACATCCAATGTCATATGATGCCATTCTTTCTTCACATTCTTTCGTCTTGCCTTCTGTCGATCAACCAAATTGGTAGAAGTAGCTCTCCACAATGGACTGTGTTGTCTGTATTCTCCCATTCTCATGTGTGCTGTCTTAGAGAAATACCTGTAGCCATCTTCGATGTGTATGTCTGCAATGGCATCTGAAAATCTAACGCCAATGCCAAGACCTTGAAAGTCAGGCAATATCACAGTCCTACATCCTCTCCATTTCTTTCTAGTATCGCCTTCATACAAGCCTGGTATTTTGCCCGGTAGACTGATGCTTGCTCCGAAGCCTACGAGTTGACCTTCCCACACACAACAAAAACACCTAATTGCGTTTGGTATGTTTGCTGTTAGATAGTGATGTTTCGCAAACATTGACCACAAAGATTTATCGCATCGGTATACCTGAACCTGTATAGGTTGCCGAAGTGACCCCCTTTTTAGCTCTTGAGTGTCAGTACAATACACCCAGTCAGGTTCTAACCAACTAAGTATATCCTCATGACAAGTCGCTAAAACTATGTTCTTAATGCCCTGTTTCTTTACATACTTTGACAAAGCCACAGAGCAACTTTTGGCTGTCTCTCTATTCACCACCGAAGTAAATTCATCTATCACAGCGTTGTCCTTAATTTTTCGTGCCATGTCTGCCCTGAATCCCTCGCCATTAGATAATACATGTCTAGGCTTTGCCCAAGATGGAATGGTGTTGAGTCCAACAGCACTCAGTCTTTGGATTGCATCCTGTTCGTTTACAAAGTGCGATGCAACTGAATGTTTAGGATTCCAATCTAAAACCTCTTCAGTGCCAAATCTTTTTAGTAAAGTAGACTTGCCACTGCCACTTGAGCCAAAGATAACGCCTATAGAAAAATTGTTTTCTACATCAGGCATCTGTGGCACTTCAAAAGTTGTTTTGCCTTCGAAGTTGTAATCAAAATTCTTGTAAATAGTTTTATCTATCTCAGTCATTTCGAACTTGGATTCTAATATTTCTTTTATTGGTTCTTCTATCAAAACACATCTCCATATTTCTTGTCATTGGTAAAACCATTGTCAGGTTTGTCATATTCTATGTCGTAAACTTTCTTGCCATTGGATCGTCTAGGTTCGACTCCATTCTGACTGAGGACACGACTAGCCTCTTTAAAGTCAGGCATCCTAGGGTTAGCTATGCCCATGTCTCTAAGTAACTCAGTCATCTGTACAGGCTGTGGGTTTTGCGTATCAAATTTTATGTATTGCAACAACAAGTCTTCAACCGATGATTGAGTTCTGTAACCTTCGTTGCTTTCTTGTAACAACTCTCTTTCATCAGGTGAAAGAAACCAGTTCTTTTGTCCTTGGACATACATCGTTTCTTTGATCTCTGCCCACACTTGTTGCATGTTGATACCATGGTTAAAGTTTATACCTGTCACTGCGATACACCAAAACCTCCTGTTACCACTGGAATCTGTAAGGAACTCTCTTGCATTGACTGAAGCGTAAAACGCTGTACGCCTTTGATAGGTCGTAAACGCCCTGTCGTAGGGCAATCTAAGTTCATCTGTCTTGGCTGTGATAAAGGCTTTGAGCTGATCTATGTCACTCTTCTTAAAGGTAGACTCTATCTCACCTAGCTCTACGATCCAGTGACTTACAGCTCTTTTAACTGAGTCCTTGTCACTTGGATTGAGGGTAGCACCCTCCAGTAACCATCCATTGTTGTAGTCACACAGTCTTTTGAACCACATGGTCTTGCCTAATCCCTGTGCTCCTTGGAACACTAGGATGCCTTCTAACTCGACACCATTTGGCTCATAACAAGCTGCCACACAACTAATTAACCATTTCTTGAGCAACATGTCTTTCAGAGCTTCAGGTGTACTAGCAGTGATGGTCTTTAAGAACTCATCAATCCTAGATGTTCCATCCCAAGGCTTGCTCTCAATCCATTCGATGACAGGGTTGTATTCATTGGCGATCACTTTGAGGTAATCTCTCACCCTAGTGTGTGGCACTCCCATCTTGATACAACGATCTTCAATCTCTACCAAACTCGCTTCTTCCTTCATGTCAGCGATAAACTTCATGTGAGGTATCTCTATCTCCATTCTTTTCTTGATGACATTGTAATTAACTTGGATGCTGTGGGTTTTCATTACACCTAGAACATTCTCTTTAAGGTTCAACATTCTCCCTTTGTCTGAGGTAACAAAATCGACATCTGTGGGAACATCGACAAACTTTAAAGCAGGGATAACTTCGCCACTGATAGCCTTGTGGTCGTTGTAGTCACCTTTTGTTTCAGGCATGTGTACCTCAGCCATGCCACCTTGCTTAATGATCCACTGACAAGCCTTGACTGCTTCGTTTTCACCTGTCTTAGAGTCATCGTTGTCTGCTACAAAGATGTGTTTGCGATCTTTAAGTGTCTCAAAAACGCTTTCAGCAACCTTGGATAGGTTGTAAGCATCAAAGGAAACAAACACAGGACATGACATGTCTCGATAAATGTCAGCACAAGTTGCATAACCTTCACCATAATAAATAGTGTCTGATGTTTTAAGTATTTCTTGTCCAAGAATAAAAAAGCTACCTGCTTTTTTAGAACCAGTAAGAAAACGCTTGGTGCCATCGTCAGAGATAAATTGCATACCCACAACAGCCAAGTCATTGTTTAACATAGGAATCATTAACAGTCCTTTGTCATCAACTCTTAACCCATAGGACAAAACGCCTTTCTTTTCTAGGTATGGATGTTTCTCACATTTCTCGCCAACTTCCCACATAGACTGACTGCGTTTAGCAGACTTAGAATGTTTCTCAGCCTTCTTAACTTCTACCTCTGCTTGGAGTCTCTCTATTTCTTCTCTTTCAGTCTTGGTAACTGTCTGTCGTTTGCGATTCTCAGGTTTCCAAATCGCTGTCGGTTGATCTGTAGACACTCTATAGTCTCCCACCCTTCCAAATGGAACACTTTGATCCATCCACAGTTGGTACCAACCTGACAGCTTCCTCTCACCACCTAGGTTAATGTAAGCACGACCAATGCTTCCATCAACCACCAAACCCTTGCGTGGATCAACTTCCATGCCTTGTTCAGATAAAAAACTCGAAAATTGTGACTGTATATCTCCTGATAAAGGTCGTTCAAAATTCTTGGAAGGTGGTCGTTTTATTTTCAATGTCTGTTTTCCCTATTGCATCATCTGTAAAAGTCTGTACAATCCTAGACTAATTTATAACTAATTACAACCATGGAGATAGAATATTATGAGTTTAACAATAAGTTCAGACAGCAAAGAATTTGCAACACTACCTGAAGGGCAACACATAGGTGTGTGTTACAAGATTATAGACCAAGGGAGCAGAAATGAAACCTACCCTAGAGAAGCAGAGCCAAACTCTGAGAATACTAAGAAAAGAAAAACAATCAATGTAACTTGGGAAATACCTGAGCAAAAAATGGCTGATGGTAGACCCATGAGTATTTCTAAAACTTACACTGCCTCATTAAATGAGAACGCTACCTTATATAAAGACTTAGTAACATGGCGTGGCAAATCTTTCTCTAAAGAAGAGTTAGAAGGTTTTGACCTAGACAAAATGATAGGTGCACCTGCCAATCTTGAGGTAGAACACAACACCAATGGCAACGCTAGGATTAAAGCTATCTTCAAACCTGATGAGTTTAAGAAAACAGAAACAATTAATGCAGGGATGGTTTTTGACCTCGATGTGTATTGTGAAGAGTTTTCAGGTGATAGCACCGATGACACCAAAGCCATGTGTGATATTTACGATGGTTTACCTGAGTGGCAACAAAACCTAATCGAAGAAAGTTTTGAGTTGCAAGGTGCCAAGTCTTCAAGCACAAGTTTTGAAACACCAAAACCTGCGACCAATGGATTAGCTGATCTTGCTAAAGATGAGCCAGTCAAAGAAGTCACCGAGGATGACATTCCTTTTTAGTTTCTGATGGGTGACTTAGCTTTTGTTATACATTTTGCTTTCCCTAGTTGCCCACAGAATTTGTCATGATTAATAAAACAGACAATGTAAACAAGCCACCCCACTATAACCAAGGTGGGGTTGAGTGTATTGATTACATCAAACAACAACTTGGGGTTAATTTTAAATATTATTTAGAAGGCTCAATGTTGAAGTACAACCACAGATACAAATACAAAGCTGATCCACTGGAAGATTTAAAGAAAAGCCAATGGTATCTAAATCGTTTAATTGAGGAGCTATCGAATGAAATTTAAAGAAGGCGTTTACGAAGATTTATCTTTTAACATATACAACGAGATACCTGCATACAGAGCTTCTGATCTCAAGCAAGTAGAACAATGTGTGTACACATGGAAAAACAGATCAGGGTTTTCTGAGTCTCCTGCCTTGTTAGAAGGTCGAGTACAGCACACAGTGTTTTTAGAGAACCACAAATTTGATGATGAGTTTGTTATTCAACCTATCTTAGATAGAAGAACCAAAATAGGAAAAGAAGCCTACGAAGATTTTATAGCTACTGTAGGAGATAAAACTGCTATCACACAGGACATGTACGATGTCTGCATGGAGAGAAGAAGCACTGTTGAAGACTTTATACCTAATGGTGAAAACGATAAGACTGAGCTCACTGTGTGTTACATGTTGCATGGACATCCTTTTAAATCTAGGTTTGATTGGTACGATGGCAAACATGTTTGGGATTTAAAAACCTGTCGTGATGCTTCACCTAGAGGCTTTAAACAAGCGATCAATGGGTACAAGTATCATATGCAGGCTTCTCTGTATGTTGATGCCTGTAAATCTGTGGGATTGCCTGTAGAAGGATTTTCTTTCTTAGCACAGGAAAAGGCTCACCCATATCCTTATGTGGTTTACACCATGTCTGACGAAGCCTTGGAGTATGGTAGAGCTAAGAACGAGCAGGCTTTGAATACTTTATTGGAAGCAAAAAAGAATAACTCTTACAAGCCTTACAATCTTGATGGCGTGCAAATGGTAGAGCTCACTGATTTATGGTGATCCATTCTCCATTAACCATTTCATTCTTTTTCGATCATACAACCAAAATACCAACAAATATCTGTCACCCATATCCACAGGTAATCCTTTGTGCATGTGAGTAAAGCTAGGAAAAATTAGTGCATGACCTGTGGGTAAAGGTGCAACCTCACCATAATTATGAAACTCAGTGCCACCTCCTTCGTACTTACCAGTGTTCAATGGTATGACCACACTAATGTCTGCTGATTCATCGTGGTGCCAAGCACCTTGTTGTTTGTCTTTTAAATTGTAATTGGCTATTTGCACTGATCCTATGTTGGAACAATTGCGTTGCCAAATAGAATAGATGATTGGGTTAAGAACTGTTTGCACCACAAACCACATGTTTCGATAAAGCTCAGGCACTTGATCTTTTAATACAATCTCAGGTATCTGCCTAAGCTCATCCTCATCATCGTTGGTTTGGAATTTCATTGTTTGGATTTCATCTACTAACATCTTGCAAAACTTTCTTCTAAACAATGGCACCTTGTAAATGTCAGGATGTATCTTGGTGATGTGTTTTTTTAAAGGTGTTTCCAACATACGATCTGTGCCATCGCTTGCTGAAAATTTAGACAGTATAGGCAAAGATTCATCAACTGCTTGATGAGTGCTGTGCATGATTGACCAATGCGATTGCATTGATAACAGGTAGTTATTTAACTTATGAATTGTCACATAAGAAGTTTACACGCTTTATTCCTCAATAAAAACCATGTAATTGTCATCTTCTAGTTTTAAGATTCCAAGTATTTCTTTGCTCTTAAATTTTTTGATTGCACCTGCAAACGACTTAGCTTCTACAATAGGAGTAGAAACTTCCATGTCACCATCGTCAGTATTTAAAATAATTGATTTAAGTATGTTCATTTGCCAAATGCCAGTTTGTGTATGATCTCTTCAATCTTACGATATTTCATTTTGTCTTCTTGGGTTTTCTTTTCTTTGTGAAAGATAGGTAAACCTTGTTTAGACAAAGCCTCAATAATGATTTCTCTTTCTGTGTCAGTTAGTATCATGGGTAAGTTTATTATAAAGTTTTCTTAGGATCAGTGTTAGCTAATCGCTCTTGCACATGACTGGTAATGTTTCTGTTGTAATCTCTTTCTTTGCGATCCATGGCATCAGCTTTGTTGCGATAAGAAGCTACAAAAAGGTTTTCTCCATGTCTGCCATAACTAGGAATGTATTGGTAAACATCGTACATGATTGTGGTTGGCATTACGCTACCTCCCTTGAATCAAAACTCCATTGCACTTCTGCATCTTCTGACATTTTAGAACCTGCCTTATCTCTGATTGCGTTTAACAACCAGTAAGCATCTGTGTGTACCCAGTCATGTACTTCGCATGATTGATACTCAAGACATCTGACCATGTTGTAAATGTCTTCTGCTTTTAGATCACAGCTACCTACACCAGTAAGCAAACTGAAAGAAGCACCATCTGTAGAATACTTGAGGATGCTTTTGCATTTATCTACATATCCCTCATATTCAACCTCTGCTTGTTCTCCATATCTTGCGACTAGGCTTTGTATGTTTGCTAAAGATAATATCTCTATCAAACTTTCTGCATCACAATCAATTTCTTTTTTAGTGATCTGATTGTATACATGGCTAAGATTACCTTGTTGTGGGTTTGATGCCCACTTGACGATCTCAGTTATGTGTTGTGGTTCTACTAAATATGCACTCATTATCTTACCTCGTTAATTTTAATAATTTTAATACTCCATCCATCAGGTGAACACACTGTGTGTGTTTCACCTAACTCAAGATTCTCTAAATGTTCGATGGTGAAATCACCATCCTCATCAATACCCCAGTCACCCTCAATACCATCATCCCTAAACTCTGTTATTGTGACTATCTGTGGTTCTGTATCACCATATGATTTTTCATTCCAAACAACTACGAATTCTTGCATTACGCTACTCCTCCATTTTTCATGTGTTCTGTTATTACTTTATTAGTGGCTTTTACCAACTTATCAAACAACTCTTGATTGCAAGATATACCAGTTTTAATATCCATTCTTCTACCTTGATACCTTTCGTCATGTACACCCTCACCATTCTTCAAGGCTTCAAATATCAAAAACTGATATTGTTTTCCGTATATGGTTTCGTGTTTAGCAATCTCGGTTTTTGGCAAGAGCTTTAAATAAGCATCTTCTCCATGTTTGTCAATAAAGTCTTTTTTACTCATCCAGTCTAATTTTTTGTCGTAGTCTTGCATTACGCTACCTCCTTTTTGATAATAGGTCTTACTTGAATCTTGCCCAAGTCTTTTAAAAGCTCTTCTGTTTGTTCTAGTCTCCAAGTAGTTCTTGCCTCATACTTATGCTCAAAGACACCTAGCTCTACCAAGACATTCCAGTGTTTACGAAAGTTTATGTACTTTTGTCTGACAGTCTTTGTGCTTGCTAACTCTTCACCCTCAATAGGATAATGCATTGCTAGTGCCAACTCATAATCAAGCTGTGCTTTTAAGAACTTAGCCACCTGTGGCAAAAGATTAGTCTCAAATGAGATGACATGAGTTGTGTCACCCATACCAGTGTTAGACATATCACCACTGGTGGCTACTAAATAAAGTAATTCTTTTTTCATTACGCTACTCCTGTAAGTGTGCCAACTAAGGCGATTAATAAAAATGGTACAGCCAATGCACTGAATACATTGGCTATTGGATTGTGGTAAAACCACATGTCGATTGTGTGTAACATTACGCTACCTCCTTGTCTAAGTTGATCCAATGAACAAGATACAACCACTCAGGCTTCTTAGTAGGGTTGTACTCTAAATCCCATGGCTTGTTCATATACTCATACTTGCTAATGCTGTCACCTTGTTCGATTAAGCTACCTATGGTTCCTTCTGCTGTTTTCTGTGTCCAACCATTCCCTAAAAGAATGTTTATCATGTCAGTAACCCAAGCATAGTTATTAGCTTCTTCAGGTGTCATTGCTTCTTCCCAAAAATCTCCACGCTCAACATAATGGTTAAGATGTTTGATGGCTTCAATCTGATTCGCTGTATAGCTCATGTTGTCTCCTTTTTTGTTATTTAATTTATTTCCCATATAAGTAATATACACTTTTTTGCACAAATGTACAACTATTTATACACTTTATTTCATTTATTTTTATTCATTTATTTAGCCAAATATATATACTTTTTTGCATATTAGTATAAAATTACAGCCACTATGGAAGAAAATAATAAATTGGAAACAATACAGACAGTTAAATACCCACTAGGCAGGAAGAGTTTGGCAGTAGACTTAGACACCTACAATATGTTGCAAGAAATTTGTGATGTACAAAGGCGATCTAAGATAGATCAATTGAAGGTGCTAATTGAAACAGCACACGATCAGTTGGTTGTTGCAGACACTAACTACTAGATGTTTAATAACATCTTTAAAGGGAAACAGTTACCTGTTTCTTATAAAATTGAACACCCCAACGAAATTGTAGAATTGTTTAGTCGATTAACCTTGCATCATCAAACAGCGTTGATAAGATTGATTTCAAGAAATCTTGTTCTAAAGATAGACGATGAAGCTATCATGGGTTATGAAATGAGCTTTGATGTAAAAGGTGCTGTGATTCAAGGCACCATTGACGAAGACTTAACTTAGACCTGCAATCCCTGTTTTTCTCATCTGCTGATTCATTGCAATCTCTTGATCCTTTGGATTGGGTAGAAGTGTAGGTGAAGGCATTGTATTTGAGATAGGCTCATCAAACAAAGGTTGATCTAGTTGTGGCATTTCAAAGTTTTGCATGGCACCTTGTAGGTCTTCTGTAGGTGAAATAGGTAAAGTAACTGGTTGTTGTTCTACATTATTAAATGACATTTCATTTGTTAATGGTGGTTCTATATCAGTTTCTACAGGTTGTTCAATCAAAGGTTGTTCAAAACGAGCTAAGGTTTGTCTAGCTCTATCTAATGAAGAACTGCCTGCAAAAGGTTCAGGAGAAGCTAACATTTCTTTTTTAGCCAAAGCAGAAATCATTGTATATTCAGCACTAGAGGGATTAAGTTTAATTTCTTTAACTAAAGTAGGAATTACATTTTGTTTAAATTGTTTTACTTTTAAAATTTCATCGTCTGTAAAAAACTCATTAATAATTTCTTTTTCATTGTTAAGAATATCATTGTAATTTTTTACTATCATTGATCCATTTGCTTGATTATTGTTATCACCACTAAAAACTTTAGTAAGCACCCCATCTTTTAACAAACTATTAACTTGAACAAATTGATCTTGTGGCAAAGTGTTTCTAAGTTTAGAAATAACAAGAGGTAACGATTGGTTGGGAGCAAATTTATTTTGTCCAAACAAAAGATTAACTACATTTTTAGGCGTGTAATTTTTATTGGTAATTTGTTCAAGTATTTTGTTTGCTGTTTTTTCTCTACGATCTACAATATTTTCTTTGTCTGTTAATCCCATGTAATTAT